TCCTAATGTGGTAAACAAAGGCTACAGTAAAGCAAGAGACATGGTACAAGCATTCCTACCTAGTCTTGCAGTTGAAGGCGAGAGACAGTTACAATCTATCGCTAAGACTGCTATCACTGGTAAGTCATTGGAAACAGCAGACCAAAAGGTCGCTCAACTATGTGTAGATACAATCAAAGCGGTAGGTGACGCTTCTGACGTGCGTGTTCTAGCAGCGCCCGGTGGCTCACTGAATGACTCTTACTTGTTTGAGGGAGTAGTCCTAAACAAAGATGTAGTCACCACTGACGGAGAGTTTGATGGTAAACCCTGTCCTGTATTATTAGTGAATAATGGACTAGAGGAGCAAAAGCAAGATGGTAACGTCCAAGTTCAAGTTGATGCCGCTTCATATAGTACGGTAAAAAACGCAGGTAGAGAGCAACTCTTGGATGCCGCTAAACATATCGTGAGTAGCGGTGCTAAACTAGTCATAGTACGTGACGGTGTACATGACACTGTAGTCCAGTATCTAAGGAAGCAAGGTGTATTCGTAGTCAGAAGAGTACCTGAGAGTACGATGAAGAGGTTAGGCAGAGAGTTTGGTATCAAGGCATACCACACACCTGAGAAGGACATGGAAGTATGTGATGCTGTTGTTGAGCGCAAGAGGTACAATGATGTCGATTACTTGTTTGTCAGTAGTAACCTTGCATCTAGTGAAGCAACTCTAGTTTTATTCGGTGCGACCCAATCTACACTCGATGAAGTTCAACGCGGGTTTGATGATGCTTTGGGTGTTGTCTCACTTGTTGCTAATGGTGATGCTATCTGTTACGGCGGAGGCGCTACATATGTGGCTCTAGCCTCACACCTACGTGCTAACGCTAGCGAGGTCGGAGGACGTGCTCAGATGGCTATAGAGGCATTCGCTGATGCGTTGGAGTCAATACCCGGCACTATCGCTGAGAACGCGGGTCATGATGCACTAGACACTGTCCTAGCCATGCGACACTCAGGTCTACCATTTGGCCCTGATGTAGAAGCAGGTGGTATTAGAGACATGGATAATGCACAGGTATACGAGCCAATGTCACTCATTCAAAGTGCTATCACCAGTGCAACTGAAGTCACTACTGCTATACTCAGAATAGATGACATCATCGGTAGACGTGGTGAGTGATGGGTAGACTACTAGACAAGATGAAGGTCAAGTGTCGCAGATGCGGTCACGAGCACATACCTAGAAGGCTACAGGCACGCTTCCTTGATGGTAACAAGGAGCGCCTAAGCCTGTGGTGCTGCAAGGCATGCAGTCATCTTTGGCAAGATAGTGCATTTAAGACCTATCGTAAAGACTCAATGTGAGCAGCAGTAGGACAAGCACATATATCGGTAGGCCATAAATCCAACCTAAGATATTGCCCATTTCCATCATCAAATAATACATGTCCGTTTTTCAACACATCTCTATAGTGTTGAAGTAATACTTCGTAATAAGTCTTCATGCTATCTTCACCATCGTAATTACATTGCAGGGGTTTCCATTACCATCCTTTATTCTATATTGAGTGCTTGAACCAACATGGTCAACCAATTTATGCTGTATGGTCATTTGGTTACTCTCTGCCAAAGTAACAATTCCACTTACTGTAAAGTGGTCGTCAACCCAATGACCATTTTTCTGAACTCTACCGAACTCGACCATAGTGCCGCCTTTAAAAATAGTCAACTGCAATGTAACTTTATTACCGCTTGTTTGGGCAACACTTGAACTAGAAGCGTCACCATATTGTAATCTAGCAGTAACCATATATGTTCCAGCAGTAGAGGCAGTAGCAGTAAATGTTCCACTGGAAAAACCAGTTAAACTTCCGCTTCTTGAAAAGTTTGTCGAGTCATCTATAGGATAAGTATGGAATGTTGCTTCTGCTAAATTATCATATTCTGCGATTCCTTCCCATCTACCGTAAAGGGCAGCACCTGCGATAGTCACGGCTCCGCCGGACTCAGAAATTGCTATATTTGACCCCTCAGTAAAGGCTAATGTTTCACCTGAGCCAAGTGTATTACCACCTGCTGTAACTGTTCTTACACTACCACCACCTGATGCTGCCGCCCATTTAACACCGGATGCTTCGCTACTATCGGCTGTTAGAACATGATTGTTGGTTCCTACTGCCAAGCGTGTAACAGTATTGTCAGCAGTTGCTACAAAAATATCTCCCTTAGCATCTACATCACTTTCCATTACTGCACCTGCTGCATTGACAGTCGTTGCGTCTGTTACATCTGCACTTGCGTCGATTCCGTCTAACTTGGTTTTGTCACCATTAACAAATGCCCCTTCCGATGGTGGTTGTTGTGCGCTGTCAGCCTTTGCTCCTTGTGCGGCAGTAGCATAATCGGAAGAAGCAAACGCCTTCACTTGGGCGAGGTTCGTAACTTCACTGTCCATCAAAGCACCTGCGGCGGTGACATTTGCTGCATCAGTGACATCAGCATTTGCTTCTATGCCGTCCAACTTTGTTTTGTCAGCCGAAGACATCGAACCTGCTGCGCTGGTAGTTGCTGCGCTGATTCCAATTGTACCTGTGCTTGTGATTGTGCCTCCGGTAATAGGAGCGGTTGTGGCTACGCTTGTTACTGTTCCAGCATTAGCAGTAGCACCTGTAGCGATACCGTCTAGTTTTGTTTTATCAGCGCCAGTCATCAAACCTGAATTACCACCAGCAGCAACCTCAGTAATAACAGCGTTAGTTCCTGTGCTACTAGTTACAGTACGACTACTTGCTGTATAACCTAAATTAGTAGCAGGTGCCGCCGCTGCTGCTCCCGAAGCATCTACATACCCAGCATCATTTGTTAGTTCACTTACGTTATCACCGTTAATCAATACATTCTTTTCAGTGCCAGCATCGTTAGTAAACATAGGTCTGTTAGGTGCATCATTTTTTACCCAATACAGTCCTTTACCTGCCGCTGAACTGTGACCAGTAGCAGCAGTGTTCGCTTTCTCATCAACAACTAGACCTGTAGGGTCTATCAAACCAGTAACAGTTAGTTTACCATCTACAGTTAGAACGTTAGTTGACGTGTTAAATGATAAAGCGGTATCGCTAGTAAACCCACCACTACCGTCTGATAGTTGTACAAGTCCACTAGTGCCGCTAGATGTTGTAGCAATAGTGCTGCTATATAACACAGTTTTCCAATTAGCACCATCGTAAACAAACATAACAGCACTACCCGCCGCTATAGCAACGTTGGCCCCGCTACTATCGAAAGTTAGCGTGCTACCACTAGGAACTGAAACAAACACGTGATGACCCGGTGGAAATGTACCGCTAGGGTTTAGATTGATTGTAGAGCCCGCTGTTATTACGAACACTTGGTCACTGTCAAACGTAAATGTTTGATTGCTACTAGTGCTAAGCACATTGACATTTGTAGGACCTAGTAAGTGGGTATGTCTATTACTACCATCCTTTCTACTATAGTAAAGCATAGACTCATTGTTAGCGTTAAATGATTGCCAAATCACACCATTGTCACCATAAGTACCATGTTGACCAGTGCCGTGTACTTGAGATAATGCTGTATGGCCGTTGATACCAGTAGTTGATGTTTTATTTCCATCACGCACAGGAGACAAATACAGCGGAGTAGGTCTTACGAATACACGTTTGTCATTGTATTCAGACAACGATTGGATGTTTAAATCACCTACCGTAGAACCAGTTACTCTTGTAGCGCGTACTGTGCCTAATACAACAGACTGTCTGTTCTCACCAGCGCCACCACCAGTTTTGAGATAAGCAGCAGCCGTGCCTGTAATTGAAGCATAGGCACCTGATGCTGTAGTAATTGGAGTAGTTTGACTAACTTTTAGACCCTCAGCGGTGGCAATAACTACGAAAATACACTCTTGATTGGTAGTTAATGCTGTAAAGGTGCCTAATTTTTGTGAAGTGGTAGTTGTTAACGTAACAGTGATGTCGCTACCACCACCTATGGCGTAGAGCACACCGTCTAAAATTACGTCACATGCTTTAACCACGAACTGATTTGCTGCTGAACCTGCACTTATTGCACCCGGTAAATCAGGGGGGTCATTTCTGTCACTGTCACTATAAGCAGTATCTTGTGGTAGTAATATACCATTTCCGTGTACTCCTTCATATAGGTTAGTTAGCGATGGTGACAGAACATGGTCACCGTCTTTTAGTCCATCATTTGTGCCATCAGTGTGGCCTGATAAAGGGTTATTAGTAGTCATTATTTCACCTCAATTAATACTTGGATTCTTACTTCATTAGTAGTTGTTTTGATGATTGGTAGTATGGTATGTCTAGCCACTGGTGTAAAAGATGATGCACCCCTAAACTGTATGTAAACCTCTTTGATTGTATCAGTAAATGATTCAGTCGCAGGTATGAACCCTTCAACTAAAACAGTGCTATCATCAATTATTCTGACTGTAGGGTTGATTGTCAAAGCGGGTCTTCCAGCAGAGCCATCTGAGCCTGTAGAAGGAGTACCATCAAAGCCAATTATCATCTCATTGATGTTACTAACTAGAGTATCTAGTAAAGTTCTTTTTATGTGGTCACTTACTGGTATATCACTCACCTCTGATTATTGGCGTATTTTTACTACCACCTATAGTTTCTTGCGTACTACTACCGCCGAGAGTGCCCCTATTCATGGCTTTTCCTATTATAAACCCTGAATTACCATGTCCTTGAATAGTAATAATTGGAATAGTGACAATCTTGATTTCACCAAATAGTGAGAAGTTAGTTTCAGTTATTTGTTCTGTTACGTTTGGTCTACTACCTGTGCTTTGAGAGCCTTCAGATATACCTAGTAGAACACCTTCAATACCTGTGTCTAAGGTTAAGAAGACAAGGTCTGCTGTATTATTTACTAGATTATGCTTGACCTCTACTAAAATACGTCTAACCCCATCATATTCAACTATTTTACCGGGTCTTAAATCCCATGAATTAGGATGGCCGTTGCTAGACCTGCTACCTTTGAGTAAGTTGTTTGCCTTTAGTATACTATTAGCGACCATTCTAGCCTGTTGATTACTACCTACTGTGAAATCTTCTACTACTTGCGGCTCTTGTATTACTTCAGCCCCACGACCGCTTTGCTTCTCACCGTCGTTAACTTCAGCACGTGCATTTTCATTGACAGCAAGAGCCTTACCTTGTACTATAATTCGATTACTTGTATTATCTACAGGGTTAGAAGTTGTTGTACCTGTTCGTATTGAACTATTTACATAACGACCTGCTTCAGCAAAATTGAAAGGTACATAAAGTAAACTGCCAAACCTCTCAAAGTAAGTTATATGATTGTCATGTCTACCTAAAAATCTCAGAGCAGTAACTAGATTCACACCATAGAAATCAGCAGATACGAAAGTAGTGCTGAAACTTCTACGGTCATTAGTAGAATTAGACGGTGTAATAGGTAATGTTGTATTGATTGAAGTTAAATCTCCGGCTACTTCATTGCCCAACCTAATAGCCATGTCAGTAGTTCTAAGACCAACATCAACTGGCTGAGCAGCGTAGGCTTTTGTTGAGTTAAATCCTAGTTCACTCAAAGTCAGACCATTCATATTACGAACAGCGAAAGTTGTACCTTCATTTCCACTAGAAGTGCTACCCGGTGATAGCCTTTCGGTCTGCTTATCTATAGCATACAATAACGGTGGAGTATTTGAAGCAGCATCGCTTCCTTCTAGTTTGGAATCCATGTAATATACAGCAGTAGTAGAGTCATGCCCTGCTGTAGGAGTATGTGTTAAGACTATACTATCTTCTCGCTCATCAATAGCGTATGAGTGGGTAGAGGCTATACCATAAGTTGCTGCTTTACGTTTTCTCAATGTGACTTTAGATTTAGTAGAGCCTTGCTTTGTTATCTCTCCTAAATGTAAAGCGTTGTCAACAAACACAGGTTTCCTTGTGTGTTTCATAATGACATTGTTGTCAGTGGTTGTACGCTGTTGTGCTAAGTAAGGCATCACGCATCACCACTGTGGTCAGATGTACCGTATGTAACATCGTTTTTATGTCCTTTTGAATGCAAGGATTGACTAAATCGGGGCTTTACTGCGTAATCTTT